GATGGTAAATTTTTCCTTTTCTGTCGCATACAGCATAACCTAAATCATAGACAAGGGCATCCTCTGTTGAATTTGCGGTTTCAACGTCAAGTACAAGATAATATTGTTTTTTCATTATGTGGGTTCTCTCTTTCTTAATTTTTACTATACCCTATTATACCATATTTTTATTGTTTTGTCAATAGATTTTTAAAAATTTTTTAGAATATTTTTAGACGTTATACGTCTAAATCAAAAAGGAGAATAAATCTCCTATAACTCGAAAATAAATGGATTGTCTTTAAGTATTCTAAAATTATAATCTCTAATATTTGTTTCTTTCATTATTTGTTCATAACTTGTAGTAGAACAGCACTTTCCAAAATTAACATATAAGGATTTCATAATTTCATTTTGAGCATTAAGTCCTGCATCCCATGCCTCATCCGTATTTGAACGATTACATGATATTTTGACTAATTCATCCTCGACTTCAAAATCAATAGTTGCTCTTATTAACATTTTTATTACCTCTCTTTCTATACTACTATTATACCACAAAATAGTCCTTTTGTCAAGTATATTTTTAGACGTTATACGTCTAAATTCCTTAAAAGGAAGAGGGGACTATTTCCCCTCTTTATTAGCCTTTTCCTTAATTAAGGCTTTTTGCTCACGCATTTTTTTATCAGAAGCAATTTTCTTTTCTTTGGCAATTTTATCCTTTATTGCCTTTTCTTTCTTGTCCTTCTGTTTAATTTCATAGTCTTGTGCCATAGCATAACCGTCATAAACATCACCTTCACGGCTACCTGTCGGGACTTTAAAAGTAATAACCATAAATTCATCATTCCCCTCACTATCAACACAGGGTAGGGCGATTTCATTTGAACCTGTGATTAAAATTTCCTCGCCGTTTTCTGTTAAAAAATCGCTTACTAATTTGATTTTGTCTTGACGAAGTTTTTCGTGTAAAATTTTTTTTGCGGTTGCCATTTTAAATACCTCTCTTAATTTTCGTTATAACCTATTATACCATATTTTTTGAAGAATGTCAATAGTTTTTTAAAAATAATTTTAGACGTCATACGTCTAAAATAAGTGAGAGGGAATTTTTCCCTCAAAACCCTTTATTTTCAGTAATAAAATATTTTCCTGACCATTTATTAATAAATTGTTTAACTAATATTGACTGATTTTGACTTTCGCTATAAAAATTAACAATATAATAATTTTCTATTTCTATTAAACTATATGAAATTTTATGTAGATTATGAAAATTATTTAAGTCTTGCTTAAAAAAATCAGAAGAACCACCTTTTTTAATAGTTGTTTCTATTTTCCATATTTTGTCTTTTCTTATTTTATTAAGAATTGTTATTGATAGCCAAACTCCAATAAAGTTAGTAATTGCCGTAATTGACACTTTTAACCATAAAGGCATAGCCCCTGCCATTAATACTACGATAATAGTATAAAAGCCGAAGGTCACAGCATTCATTAAAGAAGATGACAACTTTTCGTTTTTATACATAACAATAGTTTTAGTGGTATTTAGCATAACATTAATAAGGGAACAAATTGAAAAAATAATTGCAAATTTTAACATTGGAAAACCTCTTTTCTAATTTTTATTATACCCTATTATACCATATTTTTATTGTTTTGTCAAGTACTTTTTAAAATAATTTTAGACGTCATACGTCTAAAATTAGTTAAAAATTTGGGAGGCTATTGCCTCCCATTTTTTCATAATTCTATAACATCCTCGTCAACCTCTTCTTCGTCAACCTCTTCGTCAACCTCTTCGTCAACCTTTTCGTCAACAGTACTTAAACTGTGAACAAGTACCTCGCCTTTCCCCTTGATTTTTGTCTTAATGGACTTGATTTTGCCTTCGATTGACAACTGTTTACAAATACCGGAAGCCTTCGGGGTACTGATTTGAAGGGTAGTCGCAATTTCGGAAGCTAACATAGGTTTATTGGCAAGAATTTCCAAAATTTTTGCAATGATTGGCTGATTTTCAAGTTGTGTCTTTGAGGGCTTAGAACGACGAGCTTCATTTTTGGAATCGAGTTTAGCAATAACCTCTTTGCCATATTTTTCCATTTCAGCAGTTCTCTCACCATTGTTAAAAGCCTCAAAAAAATCTCTTTGTGTTAATACCATAATTTACCACTTTCTCTCATATTAAGGCAATGAGTGCCAAAGTTTTATTTCAGTGGGAGTTACTTTGCTCTCCCTTTACTGTACTTATATTATACCACACTTTGCGGTTTTTGTCAATAGTTTTTAAAAAAATATTATGTATATTTTTAGACGTTATACGTCTAAAAAGGGAGAGGGTATCAAGGCGATACCCATTCCAATCTCTCGAACATTTCACCAGGAAAATAAGCTCGTTCGCCCCAAGTTGTGCGATTGTGTTCCTCATCATCAAATAAAAAATCAAAGTCTGATTTTTTAAATTTTATTTTTTCTGTCCCATATTTAACAATATGAATTTCATCAAAAATATTTGGAAAATTTTTCTTGAGCCAATGAATTTTAGCAGAACGAACACGAGCATTATATTTGGAAGAACCTGATTTGCTCAACCAAGATATTACACCAAAGCGATAGTCTTTTTTCTTGAGCCGTTTTATAGCTTCAATAAGTTTTTGATTATCGACAAGCAGTTGAGCTTGACGATAAGGCAAAGTGTTTTCTTGTTGAAGGTAGTTGAGCCAATTTTCAACGCCATACAAGTCTGCAATAGTTCCATCCATATCAAAGTAAAAGGTAATTTTTGACATTTTTAAGTTCCTCTCTTTATTCTTTTATACTACTATTATACCACAAATAATTGATTTTGTCAAGTATGATTTTAGACGTCATACGTCTAAACTAATTAGACCGAAGTCTAATTATTACTTTAATAAATATAAAATTCAATGTTCATATAGTCGTCTTTTTCAAGCTCAATCATCTTTTTGTTTAATTCAAACCAATTTCCTATAAAGTAAAGATTAAATTCTTCAACATCATTTTCAAAACAAATTAAAAAATCTCTTTTTTTAAAGAAAAAATCTTTTAAAAACCGTAGGAACATTTTAATTTTTTTCATGGTTAAACTCCTTAAAATTTTATTATACCCTATTATATCATATTATCGATTATTTGTCAAGTCCAAAATTAGACGTTATACGTCTAAATCAGAGGAGAGGATTTTTAATCCTCTTTTTCCAGAATTTCCATGACACCCTCAACAACTTTTTCGATACAACTGTAGGGTTTAAACAGTTCTTTTGTTGCATAATAGCTAAATTCAACCTCACCTGTAAAATTATCAATAGCCTCGATATTACGAAAAGCCTCTAATAATTTTATAAGGACAAAACGCATTTTTTTTCTTGAACAAAAAAATTTAAATTCACAGTTGAGACCATTTTTTGCTGTAATTGTGATATTTTCCATTTTGAAAACCTCTTTTCTAATTTTTATTATACCCTATTATACCATATTATCGATTATTTGTCAAGTATGATTTTAGACGTAATACGTCTAAAATAAACAAAAGGCATACTTAACAGTATGCCAAACTCATATTTGCCCATTTTAAAATTGAAATCTGTTTACATTCTTTTCCAACTTTGATAGCTTCTTTTTTTGTATTAATTCGATAGCTCTTGTCTATATAATAAATACCGTTGCTATACCATATCCCGCAGGTGCCATTATATTTTTTAATAGCAACCATAGCCTCCGCCGCCGTCGCACATTCAACGCCTTCCGTAGCAACCTGCCAACCGCTTTTATATCGTATTTTTTTACCATTTTTAAGGGTTAAACCGTCATCATTAATCAACTTTTTAATAGTTCTTATGTTTATCATATCGAACCTCCTATTTAATTTATATTACTATTATACCATAAAACAACTAAATTGTCAACCCCGATTTTAGACGTCATACGTCTAAAATAATAGAAAAAAGGGGAAAACCCCTTTTTATTCATTTTTCAAGATTAATAAAATTTCATCAATCTTTTCAGAAATTTTATCCATTTTTTGGGTGTCCTCATAATTAATATAAGTATATAAGTCACTTTTCAGGTTTTGTAGGTCAGCCTTTAAACCACGTTCAACGTCGTACTTTTTAAAGCATATATAGTCATCTTCTACAAATATTTCCATAGCATCCCCTTCTCTTAGATGGGCTGTTCTTCTAATCTCTTTGGGGATGACTATTCTACCTAAATCATCAATTCTTCTAAGAATACCTGTTGCCTTCATAAATACCTCCTAAATTGCGGTCGGTCGCTACCCTTTTCTATAATACTATTATACCATATAACCGACTATTTGTCAATAGTTTTTTTATAACTATTTTAGACGTCATACGTCTAAAAAAAAGAAGAGGATTTTTAATCCTCAACTTTAAAGTATTCTTTAAAAAATTTAATCATTTCAGCTTCCTCTGGGAAAAATGGGTCTCTCCCGTTAGATTGCATAGCTCCCAAAACATTTATCATCATTTGACCGAAACGCCAATCGGGACATTTCTTTTCCCATATTTTAGCAAGTTCATTACAGAATTTTTTAATTCTTTTAGTATCTCTCATATTAAATACCTCCCTTTTCTATAATACTATTATACCATATAACCGATTATTTGTCAATAGTTTTTTTATAACTATTTTAGACGTCATACGTCTAAATTAATAAAAAATTCCAAAAAAAGGAGAGCTTAGCTCTCCTCTTCCTCTTTTGGCATTATTAACCAATACCGTGTGGTATATGAACGACTTTCAGCTTTGCGAAAAGCCTCAGCTTCCGCCAAAGTCTTAAAATTTTTGACAATTTCACCCTTGCGGTTGATGACATCAAAACCCTTTTCAAAATCAACGGGAAACCCGCATATAACCTGTGGACATACTGTGTTCATAAATACCTCCTAAATTGCGGTCGGTCGCTACCCTTCTTTATGCTACCATTATACCATATAATCGATTATTTGTCAATAGCAATTTACTCAGCTTTTAGACGTAATACGTCTAAAAAATAGCACTTTATTTTTTAGACGTGATACGTCTAAAATAACACTCTATTTTTTAGACGTGATACGTCTAAAAAATAATACTTTATCACTTTAGCGTACTAAAGTAAATACGTCTAAAAAATAATACTTTATCACTTTAGTGTACTAAAGTAAAAAACAGGCAAAAAAAAGGGGCTTAAGCCCCTTCCTTAAATTTCCAGTCCTTCAAAGTCATCCTCCGTGTAAATAGCGTTTTCATCATATAGAATCGGATAATCTAATAGTCTCTGATATAATTGTTTAGATATAGCTTGAATTGCTAATTCATCGTTCTTCCCGTTTGTATTTTTTATAGCGTTGCAATCTTCCAATAATTGTAAAAAATCACTTGTTTTAATCACTACAGGCGGAATTATACGAGGTTCTTTACAAAGGGAATTACTGACATTCATACTATAAATTACAAATTTTGGGGCGTTCTTTTCATATAGCGAACTTATACGACCTCCGTTAGTTTTTACCTCACATGGTAAATATCGGATTTTACCATTTTTTTCAAGTTTGATATGAGTATCGGCTTTCCCCTGTTTAGCTACTCTTATTTTACGGCTTTTTCCGGTATGACTTGACAATTCAACTATACGACCATACCAACCTGAATCAACATCCCTTCCTTCATAATATTTCAGCATCTTTTCGGCTCTTGCATTGTTAATTTTTCCAGAAGCCTCCTGTTCTTTGGAAATTATTTCCAATGCGTTCTTTTCTTTGTCTGTCAATTTCATTTTATTTTTCCTCCTAAAAATTTTTTATTTGTTTACTATGGTTATATTATATCATACTATATTACACTTGTCAATAGTTTTTTTTGAAATAGGTCTAAAAAATAAAAGTTTGTTACTATTGCACAAAAGCATATACGTAAAAGGGGGGTTATTTGTGCAATTTTTACAAAAAATTTTTAAAAATTTTGGTGGGGTCTTATCCCAAATATCCATGAAGTCAAAATCTCAATTTCATCTCAAATCTCAAATTTCAATCTCAAATTTATTTTAATCTACGCCCTTCCCTTTTATTTGTGAAATTTGACTTTTTTCCCAATTTGGTGTATAATAAATTATAAATAAAAAACCACTAAGGAGTGAATAATTAATGAACAGATTAAAATTAAATTTCGCTTTACCTACTTCTCAAGAAAGAAGCAATTTTCTTGACCAATACCTCAAAAGTGAAATTTTCATAAAGAAACCCCCTACCTCAAAAGAACTCGAAACAATGGCAGAATATTTGTTATGGGGCAACGATAACGAGACCGGTTTAAACGGAAGACAATCCAAAGACTACTTGCTAAAGGCTAAGCATAGTACCTGGAATAGCGACGAAGTAGAATCGCTTGAATCCTTAGTAGAGATGCCGACCTTTAATGAAGGTAGATTAAGTGAGTTAGGAAGTGGACCCATATTCAAGAAAAAAAGAGAAGTATTTGACAGAAATAAGGAGATCGCACGAGCTGGCGCGCTAACTGGTGACTTAACCCACTTATTCAACAGGATTGATGAATTAGATTATCAAATTGAGAGTTATGAGTTGCGCGAGAGGGGTAGAACGAAGTGTATACGCGAAGAATTAATTAATAGATTGCGCGAGACCTGTGTTGACACCCGCGCTCTCGAAGCCGAAACGGAGAAGTGGACTCAATATAATTATCTAAAAAAGAGACACGAATTAGTAGAACTAAGAAGAGAACAATATTTATTAAGAGATTATTACGCACCAAACAGTGTTCAAATTGAAGGCGGGCGCACTAACTCGCGAGACCACGAAGGAGAAGATATTTTAGCGTTGCCACTTGGTCTGTTAAATGAAGACCACGTTAGCAAGTTAATATTTAATGATTTTGATGCGCTGGCGCCAAGTGCGTATTCACAAGAACAAATTAAGACTATGATACGTCAATACTGGTTTTTAAAAGAAAAGAAAGCTGAACTTTATTATGATTTTAGAAATGGTTTTCATCTTCAAAAAATAGTTGGGTTAATGGCTGAAGATAATAAAGCTGGGATAATCCAAAACAATTCTTTATTTGAGACTTTTTGGTACTACGCGCGCAATGCTAAATTGGAAGACCATTTAATGGATATCTTAGAATTAAAAATAAGAGGAATTAAAAATTTAGAAATAGCTGAAAAAATTAATAAGAAATACGGAAATTCATATACTGTTAATTATATCTCAACACTTTATTGTCAGAAGATAATTGAAAAAATCGCAGAGTGCGCGAGAGCACATGAAGATATGATAACAAACCTAAGTTTTCCTGAGAATTGGAAAACATGTACTTACTGCGCGAGAACGCTTTTGAGAAACATAAGCAACTATATGGTAAAAACTCGTTCAACAGATGGATATGCTTCGCGTTGTAAAAAATGCGAAAAAAATATTAGAAATATTAAGAAAGGAGAAATAGATAATGAGTCAAAAAATAAGTGAAAAGATGTTAAATACTTTTGTAGAAGTGCTACCAAGACTTGAAACAGTTGAGGTTATAGGAGTAGCAAGACTTCTCAAAGTTAAGCTTTATAAAGAAGATAAAGAAGATAAAGAACCACGAAGTTCACAAGAAATTTTAGAAGAGTGCATAGTTAACTTCAGTAAACTAAATAGAGAAAGACGCAAAGAACTTTTAGAAGTTATGAAAGCTTGCGCGAGAAAGAAGAACAAGAAAAACAAGAAAGAGTCAACTCCAGTAGTTAAGGAGTAATCTATGGGACTATATCCAAAAATAGAAAAAAAGAAAAACTTTTTATTAAAGAAATGCAACCTCTGCGGCCAGTCCTTTGGCCCAGGGGGTTTTGCTAAGACTAAATCAATTTTTTATCCAGATGGTTGATTACCTTTTTGTAATGATTGTATTGATGAATACCTTGAGACTAAAGATGATGATCAAAAGACTATTTGGGAAAAAGTAGATAAACTTTGTCAAATGGTAGATACCCCTTTTTCGCCAAAAGAATGGCAAAATATTTATGACATGAACCCTATTGGTGCTTTTGGGAGATATACGGAAGTATTCCTTGGGACAGAATATGAGAATTTTGGTTGGGCAGATTATTATCAAGCTTTTAAAAGATTAAGAGAAAAAGGATTGGTTGAGAAAGAATTACCTGAATTAAGAGAAGCAAGATTAAATGAACAAAGAAAAAGATGGGGCGCTAATTATGACGAAGAAGCTATGGATTATTTAGACCAACTTTATAACGGTTTACTTGCGACACAAAATGTTAATGGAACGCTTCAAACTGACCAAGCAATTAAGATTTGTAAGTTATCTTATTTAATTGACTGTAGAATTAGAGATGGCGCCGACTTCGATAAGGTTTTAGGTGCTTATGATAAAATGGTTAAGATAGGAGAATTTACTCCTAAAAATGTTAAAAATATTAATGACTTTGACACAGTTGGGGAATTAGTAAAATGGTTTGAGAAACGTGGTTGGCGCGCGAAGTACTTCGATAAGGTTAATAGAGATATAGTTGATGAAACTATGAAGAATATTCAGACTTTTAATCAACGTCTTTATACTAACGAAAGTGGTATTGGAGAACAAATCACTAATAGAATTGAAATGTTAAAAATGGCAGAGAAACTTGCGTCAAAAGGGGATTATGAAGCCGAGGGTTACTTCTTAGATAAAACTAATTATGACCTTGATAACTATGAAAATGATGGTTATGAAGAGTTATTAAAGAAACAGGTTTTCGAAGCGGGTGATAGCAATGAGTAATTTATTTAAAGAAGAAAGGGTTACATTATTTACTGATGGTCAAAAAAACGGACTAAGATTAGGAACAACAGTTGAAAAAGGAATAATTCTAAATGAAGATTATTTAGAAAAACATTTTAAACAAATAGGTAATCTTTTAGATTATTTTATTTCTTACCCTGACCTTTATTTAGATATTATTACTCCAGAAGAGGATAGTATAAGTTTATTCTTTTATCAAAGAATATTCTTGCGCTCGATAATGAGATATAAAACTGTTAATGTTACGGCTTGTCGTGCTTGGTCTAAATCATTTTTAGTTATACTTGGACTTTTCTTACAATGCGTCTTTATCCCAAGACATAAAGCTTTTATATGCGCCCCAAACAAATCTCAGGGCGCGCAAATTGCTAAAGAAAAAATTTCAGAAATTTATCAGCACTGGCCTCTCCTTCGCAAAGAAGTACTTGGAGGAGAAATTAATGACTCCCCGGGTAATTTTGGCAAAGACTATGTTTCTATTAAATATAGAAATGGCTCTATCCTTGATGTGGTTGGTGCGCTCGAGTCCACACTTGGTGGTCGTAGACACAGTGGTCTTATTGATGAAATTAAAAATCATGATGAAGAGGCTATTAATACTATTGTTCTTCCATTACTTAACGTTTCGCGCCGTCTACCAGACAATACGGTAAACCCGGCAGAACCAAATCAACAAGTCATCTGCGCGACCTCTGCATGGCTTAAATCATCCTTCGCTTATGATCGTTTAGTAGACGACTTCGAGAGAGCCATCATAGACCCAGATAATGCATTTGTTATTGGTTGCGATTATAGAGTTCCTATGCTTCATGGTTTACTTGATAGAAATTATATAAATCAACTTAAGATGTCTCCGTCTTTCAACGAAACTACTTTTGCTACTGAATATCTATCAATATGGCAAGGAACAAGTAAAGAATCTTGGTTTAATTTTGATAGAATGGAAAAACATAGAAAAATTATGAATCCAGAAAACAAAGCAATATCAAGATATAATTCAGAATTTTTCTATGTATTAGCTTGGGACGTTGCTCGACTTAATGACCAAAGTGTTGTTTTTGTTTTTCGAGTTAATATTCGAGATAAAATTAATTTCCATGCAACAATTGTAAATATTAAAATGCTTGGTCTTACACCAGAATCAAAAACTTTCCATAGACAAGTTATTGAAGTTAAACGATTAATCCGTGATTTTGACCCGAAAGAAGTTGTTATTGATACTAATGGACTCGGTATTGGAGTTGCTGACCTTATGATACAAGAGCAAGTTGACGAGTATGGAGAAGTTTATAAACCTTATGGTTTTCATAATGACGATAATTATTTGAAAATACAACCTAAAGATGCCCCCAAAATTTTATACAGTTTTAAGGCAAATGCTACTTTAAAGTCGAAGATACATAGTAATGCTTATACCCGTATTTCTGGCGGACTTGTTCACTTTTTAATCAAAGAACAAGATGCTAAAAGTGCCTTGCTCGCTACTAAAGCTGGACAAAAAATGACAATACAACAAAGAATTAAAAGATTAATGCCACATGAACTTACAACCAATCTGTTTGAACAAATGGCGAACTTGCGTATTAAAAAAGCCAGTTCATCTTCAGAAGTTGTATTAGAGCAAATTAATTCAAGATTCCCAGACGATAAATATATGGCTTTCGCTTATGGGTTATGGAGAATTAAGGAATTGGAAGAAGAAAACAGCAGCAAGAAAAGGAAGAGGGTTGGTAAGCGTCAACTTGTATATTTTACTTAATTTAAGGAGAGAATAAATGGATATAAAAAACTTTAATTTAGCAAATTATGCAAAAATTAATAACGAAATGATTGCTACTACTGAAACTTCATATAGTGAAAGTGTTTGGTCAAAATGGCATTCAATTCTCTCGCGGGCTAGGAGTTATACAGCAGAAGAAATACAAAATATAATTGAAAGCGGAAATTTAAATGAACAACAAAGATTGTCTCGAAATTATTTTTATAAAGACGGGTATTATAAGAAAATCATATTGCATTATGCAACTCTTTTAAAATATGTGGGAATATTAATACCGAATCCAATGAAAGGTAATAATCTCTCCACCTCTCATGTATTAAAAAGATATGATGGCGCCTTAGATTATCTTGAATTAATGTCTTTACCAACTTTCTTAACAAATTGTGCTCAAAGGGCATTAATTGACGGAAGTTACTTTGGGGCAATAACTAAGTCAGATAAAGATCGTTTTTCAGTTATAGACTTGCCAAGCGGATACTGTTCTTCAAGGTTTAAAGATGAAGAGGGCAATGATTTAATAGAATTTGATGTAAGTTACTTTGATACTATTACTGACAAAAATATTAGAAAAACTGCTCTTAATGTTTATCCTAAAGCAATTTCTTCGGCTTATAGAAAATGGGATAAGAAAAAAGAACTTGAGAATAAAACAGTTATAGTCCCCTCAAATATTGGAATTTGTTTTCCATTGTTTGATGGAAAACCGTTATTTCTATCAATCATTCCTAAAATTTTAGAATACGAAGAGGCTGTTTTAACTGAGAGAGAAAGAGACGCTGAAGAAATCAGAAAAATAATTGTTCAAAAAATTCCTCATTTAAATGATGGAAAATTAGTTTTCGAACCAGAAGAAGCCGCAGAAATGCATACTGGTACGGTTGGAATGCTTAAGAACAATAAAAACATAAGTGTTTTAACTACTTATGGAGAAGTCGAAGCTATTGGTTCTAAAACTTCTGTTGATAGTGCTAACAATATTATGGAAAGAATGGAACAAAATATCTATGCAAAAGCCGGTGTAAGTGGACAGATATTTGCGCCAACGGGAAGTTCGTCTTTGGAAAAATCCTTAGAAAATGACCTCGCGTTGATGATGTCTTTAGCTAATAAGTTTTCTGTTTTTATTACTAATATTTTAAACACAAACTTTGGAAACTCAAATATTAATTTCAAATATACGGTTCTACCAGTTTCTTATTATAATAGTGATAAGTATATAGAATCTACTTTTAAATTAGTAAATTCTGGATATAGTTTTTTATTGCCATCTATAGCGATGGGATTAAATCAAAAAGATTTAATAAATGTTAAAAATCTTGAAAATGACGTATTAAAACTTAGTGAAAAATTAATTCCTTTAAGTACCGCTTATACTGAGTCTAGCGCCAAAGGACGACCAGAATTAGACGAAGACAAAAAGAAAGAAACAACTGTTACAACAGAAGAAGCAAGAGAAAATGCTGGAGGTTCTAATAAATGAACAAAGAACAACTTAGCCTTTTCCAAGTTACTATTTTTGAAAAATTAGAAAAATATAATGATGTTATTTCAAAAGGAAGATGTCGTATTTTTTATAAAGGCAAAAATAGGAACTACACTTTTATTTCAGATGAATTTGCAGAAAAATTAATCTCTACAATTAGCTATACTCCTATCAAAGGGATATATGATAGCGATGATGAAGATTATACTGACCATGGTAAAAAAAGAACTATGGGTCGTATTTATGGAGTCGTTCCAGAAAATCCTAATTTTGCTTGGGAAAAGCATAAAGATGAGGATGGTATAGAGCGTGAATATGCATGTGTAGATGTTTTACTTTATACCGCTCTTTATAAAGAAGCTGAAATAATTAATGGAAAAGGTCAGTCTATGGAGTTATATGCTAACTCAATAAAGGGCGATTGGAAAAAACTTGGTGATAAAGAATATTATTATTATACTGATGCTTGTTTTTTAGGTTTGCAAGTATTAGGCAATGATGTAGAACCTTGTTTTGAAGGAGCTGCTTTTTATAGTTTATTTCAGTCAATGAAGGAATTCATTTCTGAAATAGAAAAATATAATAAATCTAAAAATAATTTAAAAGGAGAACAAACAATGTCAAAACTTTTGTTTAAACTTTCTGATGATGATAAGCGCGATAAACTTTACCGAGCTTTAAATACGGAAGTAGACGAAGAAGGCTATAATAGTTATTACTATTCAGTGTGCTCAGTATATGATGAATATGCTATTGTATATGAGTATAGTAAAGAAAAATATTATAGAGCTTATTATACTAAAGGGGAAGAGGATGTAACAATTGATAGAAAAGAAGAATGTTATATTATCGATGTTAATGCTGTTGAGTTATCAGCACTTAAGAATTTAAGGACTCTTGTTGGTGATACATACGAAAAAGTTGATGAAACTTATTCAGCACTTTCTGCTAAAGTTTTAGAACTTCAAAACCTTGACACCAAAATTAAAGAGCAAGAAACTGAAATTGCTACTTTAAAAACAGAGAAAGAAGAAGCAGAGAGCGCTAAAGCAACTACGACTGCTGATTATTCTAAAGCAAAAGAAAAAATCACAGAATTAGAAGCTTCACTTGAAACTTTATCTTCTTATAAAAAGAATGTAGAATTAGAAGCAAAAAAAGCAATAATTAATAATTATGTAGAATTCCTTTCAGATGATGTTATTCAGAGTTTCATTACAGATGCTGAAAAATATACTTGCGAGGAATTAGATATGAAGTTAACTTATGCTCAAAAGAAATCTAATCCGAATGCTTTTCAAAAGACTGAAAATTCTGGGATGATTCCCAAAGACGACAATATACCATCAGGTATAAACACAATTCTCGATAAATACGAGAAAAAAAAGAAATAATTTTTTGGAGGAACAAATAAATGGCTATTAAAAGATTTGTAATCGACGGCTATGGACAAATTGAATTAAACAATTGTGCATTCCGTAGAGATGGTCGTATTGAAGCACAATGTGCTTTAGATGCTACCGATTTCGCAACACTTCCTGCTGAAAACGGAATGTTGCTCGCAGTGGATAACGTTACTCGCACAGTTCGTTTCCCTGACACAACTGAGGATTGCCCAATCGCAATCAACTATACAACTGAGCATATGTATGATGAAAGAATACCTGGTTTAAAGAATTTTAAACTCGACCGAGGCACTTTCCTTCCTAGACTTGGTTACCTTGCAACTGGTGATAAATTCACTACTAACTGTTTTAGTTATGACGCGGACGACTTCGCTGATGATGATGCTATTAAAGCAATTAAATTATCTGGTGAAGGTGCGGTTGTAGTTTATGCAAGTGAATATAACAACGGTGATGGAACAATTGTACTTAAGAAAACTACTGCTACTTCTGGCAAGAAAGTAAACCTTAAGGTTATAGAAGTAACAACTATGCCTGATGGAACTTTCGGTCTTAAGTTCCAAGTAATATAAGGAGGAAAAATTAGATGACTATTACTCAACTTAAAGAATTATCTAAACATGCTATTAAACGCACTGCTCCAACAGATTACAGTGTTGAAAGTGTTAACCAAGCAGTATGTGACGGTTTTAAAGAACTCGCTGGTTCAATTAATGATTTTCTTAAAAATCAATATGATATTTTTAATATCATTATAGAAAACGCTGATGAGGTTGTACCTAACAAGGTTATCTCTGCTATTGGTGCTTTCGCAAATGTAAAAACAGTTAAACAAGGCGAAAAAGTTATGTTCCGCAGAGCACTTGGAAAAAATCGCGCTAAGAAATTCCTTACACAAGTGGGTCTTTCTGGTGTATATGAAACTGCTCGTCTTGATTCAGAAACTTATACTGTTAATGTAAAATCAGTAGGTGGAGCAATTACAGCAGATTTCGAAAGACTTCTTGATGGTGCTGAAACACTTACGGACCTTATGGATGTTATTACTGAAGGACTTACAGATGCTGTTTTCGTAGAAGTACAAAAAGCACTTGTTGCTGCTATTAATGCCGGCGCGCGTCCTACTGCTAATAAATATTCAACAGATGGATTTGATGCGGCTTCAATGCTTAAACTTATTTCTGTAGTTAAAGCTTATGGTGGAAACGCTATTATCTTCGCTACTCAAGAGTTTATTGCTGAAATGGGCGCTGATGCTATCGTTCCAATTACAACCGAGGGAGGCCAAGGTATATATCATCCACAAGATATAGATGCTATTCACAATACTGGCTATATTAATCTATTCCGTGGAACACCTATTATTCAAATTCCTCAGTCATTTATTGACGAGAGCAACGAAAAAACTTGGATTAATCCTCGTTTTGCTTATGTTCTTCCAGCAGGTAAAGAAAAGGTTGTTGATGTTGTTCTCGAAGGAGCTACTCAAATGTGGTCAGCTACTAATAAAGACCAATCTATTGAAGTAAATGCTTACAAGAAAATGGGTTGTGGTATCGTTACTCATCATAACTGGGGTATTTACGAAAATAAAGATATCACAGACACATCTTATCAACCATACGGTTATTAATCAATAAATTAAAATAAAAGGATGGGAAGAGTTAATCTTCCCATCCAAAAAATAAAAAGAGTAAAAGGAGATTTCGTTATGAATGAAAAGCAATTTATTAATGTTAAAAGTTTAACAAATGGGATAGTTGTTATGACTAATCCCGAATACCACTTCAGACAGGTGTGGCCTCGTAAGGGAACCGTTCTGCGCATAGATAAAGAAATCCTTACAGCAAGTTTCTATAGATTAGGAACACAAAGATTATTTTCTGAAGGTAATCTTTATATTGAAGACAAACAAACAAGAATAGACTTAGGTCTTGAAAGTGATGGAAGTGATGGAAGCGAAGTAAAAGAATTAATTATTCTTGACGACAAAATGCTTAATAGAATAGTTAAGTTAATGCCCGCTATTGAAGTTAAAACATTAGTACCTAAACTTTCACCAACACAACTTTCAGAATTATCAGATTATGCCCTCGAGCATTATACTGATTTAAATATGGATAAAATTGATATTATCACAAAAGCAACTGGGATTAATCTCTTACAAGCTATTGATATGAAAAAAGCCTTTGTAGGAGAATAATTATGACAGAATATTCTAAAGTTTATAGTGCTTTTTTAGCTCGTATACTTGAGGATGAATGGGGCGATTGGGATGTTCTTAGTGATGCTGAAGAAGATTGGCAAGAACTACTTGATATGGCTATTGCTCGATTTAAGTTTCCTCGTGTTTCTTTAGAAAAAACAGCAGGGGGTTTCGTCGGAGATTTAAAAACTCCAGAAATTCAAATTCTTGCATCTTTTATGAAATGTGAGTGGTTAAGTAGAAATTTACTAACTTGGGAAAATGTTAAAGTTCAATATGATGAAAGAGATTTTTCTCAAGCAAATTTAATTGATAAACTTACTAAATTATTAGATGGAGAAAGAAAAGAAGCAAAAGAGCTTGAAAGTATTTACTATCGTTCTATTGATGGTAAACCTTACAAATATTCTAATTTAGCAGGAGGTTCTTGATATGGACAAAGATGTAAAAGAATCCTATGGTAATAAATTAAAGAATAAATTATTTGGTTTGCTTTGTGAATTTGAAAAAGAAAGAGAGTGGGAAAAGTTTTTAGACTCAATTCTAATTGAATTAATGGGTTTTGACGAGTCTGAAAAAACTATCAACTATTATATATTATACCATAAATTAGCTTCGCTTCGGTATTTAAAATATGAATACTTTAGGAGTACTGTTTTTGATTGTATGAACCTAATAGCGAGGGATTAATTATGGGATACTTTGAAGATGTTTATTTAAAAAGACTAAATAGATATGGTACTAATCATCAAGAAAGAGTGCAAGGGCAAAGAGAAAGAGAATTTGAGAACTATTTGAAAAAATCAGTTTATAAAGTAGATTTTTCTGTTATTTATCCACTTGGCGCCGGCACCATCTTTACTAATGATTTAATCCCGAATCCAGAAGAAGATGAAACTGATGTTTCGCCAAGTGTTTTATACGCTGAATTACAAAACTCCTTTGATAGTGAAGGTGGAGATGTTGAAATTGAAGAAACAGATAGTTTTTTATTAGCTTCTGAGAACTTAATTGAAGGAATTGAATATGATTTATCTAATGAATATATTGGCATTTTAGAACCTTATAAACAAGATAAAACACAGACTTTGTCTTATTTATTAACAAGAAGAAACGTCATTTTGCCCAGTGGTTATGTTTTTAAAACAATAAACACTAAAGGCGATGAAAGAAATTGGATAATTTGGTGGATGGAAGAAATAGCTGCAACTGGATATAACAGATATGTTGTAATGAAAGCAAATCAATTAATATCTTGGGAAGATGAAAATAAAATTAAATATACTCAATGGGCACATTTTAGCGGTCCAGGTTCTCAAAAAATTAAAGACATGGTTCAATCTACTAAAGAGAATACTGTTTATCTTGAAAATGAAAATCTTTATATGTTTATTACTACTGCGACAAATAAAATTAATAAAAATTCTTATATTGAAGTATCAGTAGAGAATAAAGAGATGGCATATTGTGTTTCCGGTTTAGATTATTTATCAACTAAGGGAATAGTTTATGTATCTATTAATCCAACTTATATTAGAGATAAAACAGAAAAACCAACTCAAGAAGAAACTGATAGTGATTCTGACTTCTTCTGGTTAAATAAAGGAGGTAACTAATGGCTGTAAGAAATTGTGCTGAAATAGGCGAAAATTTACAGATAATTATCACAAGACTAATGGCAAATGATAATTTAGTTAAACTCCTTTATTATACAGATAAAGACCCCTTATCAAAAAATAATTTATCGTCAAATGATAAGATAACTTATATATTTGATAAATTAATAAAGATTACTCCAAAAATTACGGAGAAAGAAACAGCAAATTCTATAATTAGCATAAAGGTTAAGGATGGGGTCAAGACAAGTGGTAATGATGAATTTAGAAATATAAAAATTTCTATCGAAACCTTTGTTCCATTAGAACAATTCTGTTTTAAAAGTTCAAATCTTCGACCTTTCGCAATTATGGGAGAAATACAAAATTCTCTTGACGAAAAAACAATTAATGGATTAGGTAAAATGCGTGGTGGCGATTTTAGCTTAGAGTTTATTACGGAAGATGTTATTTGTTATGAACAAACATTCTCCTTAGTTACTTATGATTAATATTTTATCTTTTATTGGTGAACCTATCCCCTTTTTACAGAACACTTTTGTTTATCCACCAATAATAAAAGATGTTATTTCTAATCCAAATTATTTTAAATTTTTAAAAATTCTAACTATGTCAGAAGAAGATTTACAAGATGAATTAAAAGATTATGTTTCTCCAGGACAAGAGTTCCCATCTCCATTTATTTTTTTATTGTCAAATTGTTATAAGAATAAGGAGATAGAGAAATTAACATCTATGGCGTTTGAATTCTTTACTAAAGAAAAAGCCATAATTATGTATGAAGAAAAGATGATAGTTTTATTTAATGCGAATTCAAAGCAAAAAGAAAAGAAAGTTTTAGAAAATTTAACTAAAATTACTGAAGAAAATTTTACAAGTCTTCAAAACATAATTAGAATTTCTATTGGAAGAAAACCCTTTGAACCGCCGCCAATAGATCCAGATGAAGATCCACGTGTCCGAAGAATAAAAGAAAAAGCAAGAATGCGCGACCGTATTAAAGAAAAACAACAATCAAAAGGTAAAAATGGAATTAGTTTTTCTCAGTCATTAATCGCAATTTGTTGTATGGGAATTGGTTTAACACCACTTAACATTGGAGAGATAAGTTATTGCTCTGTCGGTAAAATAATGAATGCTTGTCAAGCTAAAGAAGCTTATGATTTAGATATTCAAAAACTTATGGCAGGGGCTGATCCTAAAAAGATCAAACCAAAATATTGGATTAAAGAAATATCTGATTAAATTAATAGGAGGTCATTAAATAATGGCAAATATTTTAAGTCGCTATGGTATTAAAGAAGTAGCGGATGTAACATTTTACGAAATTGGAGAGGACGGACTCCCAACAAACCCCGCCCTTTATCTTGATACTCTAAAGGTATCAACTATTGAACAAACAGCAGAAGAAGCTAATTCTAATGGTGGAAAAGGTAATCCTCCATTAATTATCTGGGATTATGGTAAGGAAATTACTGTAACTCTTGAAGATGCACTTTTCTCTGCTAAATCACTCGCAATTATGTTTGGTAATGGTAAAGTTGCTGATTTTACATCGGCTTACATTATGAAAACAGAACAATTCATTGCAACAACTGCCGGAGCTTCTGGTTTTAATACAACTTATGTTGGTCCAGACGGAAAGGCTTATACAAAACTTTCACCTAAGTTCTATGATGTAGATGGAGTTGCAACTGCAGAAACAGAATTAGTAAAAGGAACAACTTATTTCTGTTCATACAATCTTGATGCATCTGGTTCTGTTATTGAGATTAGCGCTAATAGTTTCCCTGGTACTTATTATGTAACTGGTGATACTTATGCTCGTTCAGAAACTACTGGTAAAGACGAATTTTTCCAATACGTTATTCCAAAAGCAAAAGTTCAGTCAGAAAATACAATTACTCTTGAAGCAGATGGAGACCCATCAGTATTCAATATGAATTTAAGAGTACTTCGTCCTAGAGACGGTGTAATGATGAAACTAGTTAAATATAGTTTAGATAGTGGTACTACTTATACAGCACCAGAATCAACACTTATTGATAATTCAGTATTAACTCCGGTTGGTGAATAAATAATAAAATTATAGCGGATAGCGTATATTGCTATCCGCTATTTTAAAAATTGGGAGGAAAAATGGATAAAGAATACGGACTAAAAGAATTAGAGAAAATATATTTAAAAACTACTTCTCCTATAGAGATAAACGGTAGAGAATTTAAAGTTAATGAGACTGTTGCTTCTTTTGATAAAATATCCTTAATGGTAGGAGAAGAAATTAAAAGTTTTATTAATGCCAGAGGTGGTTTTGATAATCGCCCACGCGTTTGGTGGGAAAATACAAAAGAATTAAATTTAAATTTTGTTCAAGGAATATTTTCTAACACTCAATTCGCTTTAATGAATAATTTAAAAGTTTTAAAGAAAGATGAGGGCAATAAATTAATTATTGAAGAACAAGAAAAAATTGAAAGTGATGCAGAAGGAATCGTAGTTTGCGCGCACAAGCCAGTAAGTTATTTATTCATTTATGATCTACATACTGGAGAACCAATAACAGATTTTATTGCTATAACTAACACCTCTTTCAAAATCTCAACCCCATACAAAGATTTATTGTTAGATTATTGTTGGGAATATGAAAATGGATATACCTGCTTTAATGTGGGTAGTCAACTAACAAATGGAACTTTTGCACTTACGGGAAGAACAAAAGTAAAGGATGATATAACTGGACAAACAAGAACTGGAATTTTAAAAATTCCAAAATTAAAACTAATGTCTGATTTATCTATTAGGTTGGGGAAAGATGCCAGTCCGTTAGTTGGGCGCTTAGATTCGATAGCTTATCCAACTGGAGAACGAGGTATGCAAAGGGTTATGGAGATACAATTCCTTAATGATGATATAGATAGTGATATATGATGAAAATCAGCGTTAGTTTAAATTAACGCTGATTTTTATTATATAGGAGGAAAAAATGGCAAAAGAAAATAAAGCTACAATAGGCATTAACGCAAAATTAAATATTGATGATGTTTTAAAATCGCTTACAGAGATGCAAAAGGTAATCAAAGGAACTAAGATATTACCAACTGATGGTAAGGTTATTAAAAATTTTGAAAATATTTTTTCTAAAATTGCGAGTTATCAATTAAAAGCTGGAAAGGAGTTTACTGATCCAAGTCAATATAAAGACCTTTTTAAAACAGGAGAAAAAATCCTTGATTTATATGACGAACTTGCTGCTGAAGTAAAGGTTTTAGGTAATCTATCAGAAGACCAATTAGAAAAACTTATTCCTAAAAAAGTAATAGATGGGTTTAAGTTAGCTAATAAGGAATTAAAAACTTATCAAACTAATATTCAGAAGATAGATTCAGAAATTAGCAAGAAAACAACTAAAAGAGATGAAGCAAGAGCAAACAAAGAAAAAGCGAGAAATTTTAAAAATAAAATTTTTAACAAAAAAGGTGTTTCAGATTTAGAATATGCCGCTCAAAGCGGTAAAGTAAAGGGACTCGAAAAAGAATATAAAACAACTTCTCAAAAGACTGGAGAAGCTGGTTTGTCAGAAAAAGATTTCAAAAAACAACAAAAGAAAAAATTACTCGAATTAGAAAGACAAATAAAAGAAGAGAAGAAAGTTTTATCTGGTTTAGCATCTGATACTCAGAAAGCTGACGCAGAAAAAAATTTAGAAGAAAAACGTTTAGCAGTATCTAAATTAACAGAAGAGATCAGGGGATTAGAAAAACAAAGCAAAGTAAGTTTTACTAATCTTAAAAATAAAATAGCAGAAACTTTAGATGTTGATGTTAATGAATTAGGAAATGACTTTAATAGTATTGCCGAAAGCATTGCTAATATTAAAAGTAAAAATCTTGAAGAAGTTAAAAATAACATTGAACAAATTGGAGAATCTACTGAAGGCGCAACCCAAGAATTAGATAAATATGAAAAAGGTTTAGAAGATAATAAAAAAGGTGTTTCTGAATTAGATAAACAATGGAAAGAAGCCGAAGGTTTAAAAGATAATATTAAATATTTCTTCAGTTTAGGTAACGCTGTACAATTATTTAAAAACGCTGTTAGAAGTTCTTTTAATACTGTTAAAGAATTAGATAAAATCATGACCGAAACAGCAGTTGTAACTAATTTTACTGTTGGAGACATGTGGAAAAGATTACCAGAATATACTGAGCGTGCTAACCAATTAGGTGTCTCAATAAGTGGAGCTTATCAATCAGCTACTTTATTCTATCAACAAGGTTTGAAAACAGATGAAGTTGTTGCAGTTTCAAATCAAACGTTAAAAATGGCTCGAATTGCAAACCTCGACGCCGCAGACTCTACAGATAAAATGACTGCGGCGCTTCGTGGTTTTAATATGGAAATAAATGAAATCTCTGCCGAGAGAATTTCAGATGTTTATTCAAAACTTGCTGCTATTACAGCTTCTGATGTTAATGAAATTGCTTCAGCTATGACTAAAACAGCATCTATTGCGCATTCAGCAAATATGGAATTTGAAACAACTTCTGCCTTTCTTTCTCAGATTATTGAAACTACTCGTGAATCAGCAGAGACCGCCGGAACAGCTTTAAAAACTGTTATTGCTCGTTTCCAAGAACTAAGGAAATCACCAAGTGAAATAGGGGAAATTGATGGTGAGATAGTTGATGCCAACCAAATTGAAGGTGCTTTAAGAACAGTTGGAGTATCTTTAAGAGATAGTGCTGGACAATTTAGAGCCTTAGATGATGTTTTCTTAGAATTGGCTAGTAAGTGGGATAGCTTAGATACAAATACTCAACGTTATATTGCGACTATTGCCGCAGGTTCTCGTCAACAATCCCGTTTTATTGCCATGATGAGCAATTATCCAAGAACAATGGAACTTGTTAATGCAGCTAATAATTCAGCCGGCGCCAGCCAAGCTCAATTTGAAAAGACATTAGCTTCTTTAGAAACAAAACTCGCTAAATTAAAAAATGCTTGGGATGAATTTACAATGGGATTAGCTAATAGCTCTGTTATAAAATTAGCTGTAGATCTTCTTACTGGTGTAATTACAGCCATAAATAAAATAACTTCAATATTGCCTGGTCCAATCAGTGGCTTCGCAAAACTTGCCGTAGTGATTGGTGGTATGAAAGTTGGCGAAAAAATGTTTGACGCATTCATAAGTAAAATACAAAATGTTAGTAAAGGTGTGACTAAAGAAGAAGGTACTATGAGCAAAGCTTTTAGTAAGATTGGGACAGCTATTAAGAATTCATTCTCAAATACTAAAGCTTTTAAAGCTTATCAAGCAGCATTAGAAGCTGGTGCTTCTAAGGGAGAAGCTTTAGCTGGATCCATAAAAAAGGCTACTACTGCTAAAATTAATGAAATAATTGTAGATAAAAAACTTAATGAAGAAGAAAAAAAAGCAGCAATTTTAACAGCTTTAAGGACCGAAAAAGAAAAAGCAGGATTATTTACTCGAAAATCAGCTATTACAGTTAAATGGGCAAATATTTTAGCTACAAAGGCAGAGTCTTTAGAAGCAAAAAAAGCGGCAGTAGCAGAAGGAGCAAGGACAGGAGCAACTGTTGGTTCAACAATAGCAACATGGGGACTTAATATTGCGATAGGTGTACTTACTGCTCTGACTTGGTTATTGACTTTACCTCTTGGTGTAATTCTGGCAATTCTTTTGGCAGTCGTCGTAGTCATAGTAGCTATAGTATATGCTGTTAAAAATTTAACCGATACAGCAAAACTTGAAAAACTCAATAAAAAAATTGAAGATATGAATAGTCAATTAAGTGATGCAAAAGATATTCTTGAAGATATTAATGCAGAAAAAGATGGACTTGAAGAACTTCAATCAAAATTTGAGGATCTTACTCATGGTACTATAGAATGGAAACAGGCTTTAGTCGATGTTAATCAAAAGGTTCTAGATTTAATAAATAAATATCCCGAATTAGCTGCTTATATTAGCCGTGGAGCTCAAGGTGAAATGATTATAGCCGATGAAGGCTGGGATAAAATGATAGAGTTAGGTCAAAGTAGGTATAATGCTACTTTAAATGCAATGACAGCCTTGGAAATGGAACGAAGTAATCTTTTATCAGAAATTGAATTAAAAAAGACTACTGACACAAACGACAAAAAAGCACTAAAACAAGCTAATGAAGTTGCTCTTGAAGTTAAAAGAAACGTTATTTTTTCTAATTTAGCAATGCAAGGTTCAGTAGGAAATAGTGATTATTCGGAAATGGCAATAGAAGCAGCCGGTGGAACTTTTAAAGACTTTGATAAACAAATAAAAGACGCTGAAAAAGAAATAGGCGGAATTGGGAAAGAAGAAAAATTAGCATATTCTAAATTGACTGGATTAACGTTAGATGATATTAATAAAAAAATAAAAGATGAAGAATTATCTAAAGATACTATAAAAACAATCCTTGCAACAGATGTTGTTACTAAAAAAATAGATAAAGCTATGGAAAAAACTGCTAAAGAATTTAGTAGAATTTCTACAAAAGAAGGCAGTGGAGTTTTAAAAAATATTCTTTCGACTGATGGCACAAAACTAACTAAAAAAGAAATAGAAGAAAAAGATTTAATAAAACTTAAAACTCAATCAGACGTAGATGGATATTTAAATAGTTTTGGAACAAGCTTAGAGAAATTAGGAGTAACTTTAGAAAATTTTAAAGAGAATATAGAAAATGCTAATGAGACATATGAATTAGCTTCCGCAAAACTAGAACGTTTTGAATTAAGTTCAGAGGGTCTTAAAGGTTTAGGAACAGAAGCCGTTAAGGCGCTAAGTGGACAATTTAGTATGATGGCTGTTGGAGGTGGTTCTGAAAAAACACAAAGTGTGATTAATTCTTTTGACATTTTAATCTCTGAATTAGGAGATAATGCTGGTTTATTTTCAACTATTTTATCTGGTATGGACTGGAAAGATGCGAATGCTTGGGATAACTTAATTCAGGTTATGAAAAATGAAGGAATTCCGGTTTCATCTACAATGGCTGAAGAAATTAAGAAATTTGCGGAAGAAGCAAAGGGTGCCGAAGGAGCCATATCTAAAGTAAATATTGAAAAATTAAAAAATAATATTGAAAGTTTAAATAAAATAATTAAAGATATCAGATCTGGAGAAATTGGAAGAATATTAGATGAAAGTACATACGAGGCTATTACTAAAGATAATGATTTATTAAAATCTTCGTTCCAAAAAGATTTAGAAGGTAACTTTGTATATTTAGGTAATAATATTAAATCCCTTGAAAAAGCCTTAGAAGATAGCACAAAAGTTGCTCTTGAGAATTTAAGATATCAAACAGGTGAAAAGATTGAGGGTGGAAAAGCATTAACTGGTATTAATTATACAAACTATGAAGATTTAGCGGGTATTGCTCAAAAGAACTTGATTATTAAATCTATAAACGCCATGAGGGGAAAGGGAGTTGATTTAAATGCTTTAGGGGTTGATGGATTAACTAATGAAATAACAGGAGAAGGTATTAAAAATTTAGACTCAGAACAATTAGAAAAAATGTTAAGTCAAATATCGGGATTAGCTAGTAATATTACTGGAAATGAAGATTTCTTAAAAAAAGAAAGTATTTCTCTTTTAACTACAAATAAATTAGCTCAAAGTTCTGATGTTGTTGCTGGTGGACTCATATCAAATTTAAATAATGGTAATAATGAAGAATTAATATCTTCTATCAATGCCTTATCAACTATGGCTATTGAATATGGAGTTAAAGGTCAAAAGATAGATGAATATACAACTTTAACTAACAAATTAGTTGATGCGATTGGAACTTCAGATTATGAAAGGATAGCTAAAGAAGTTGAAAAAGTTACTGCTGAACTGGCTGAGTTAACGGCATTAGCGCGCGAGCGTGAAAAAGTTATGGAGCTTGAACAGCAAGTATATGATGCTATAGTTAAAGAAAGAGAAGAATCTATTAATCAACTTGAAAAAATCAACACATCAATAAATGATGCAAATAATAAATTAATTTCGTCGATAGAGAAGACAGTTGCTGAAGAAAGAAGTTTAAGACAAAAAGAAAAAGCCCAAGAAGAATTAACCGAGAAGGAAAGACGCCTTGCTTATTTGAAGATGGATACCTCTGGAGGAAATGCTCTTGAGATCATGAAACTTGAAGAAGAACTAGCTAAAGATAAAGAATCATATGGAGATACTTTAATTGACCAATCCATTCAAGAATTAAAAGATAGTAATGAGATTGCTCAAGAACAAAGAGAAGAACAAATTCAGTTGATGCGTGTACAATTAGAAGAAGCTCAAAAGAATGGTATTTTATGGGGAGAGGTAAAAGCTCTTTTAGACAGTAATGAAGAAAATAGCATTAAAAATTTATTAATGAAGGCAACTGATTTTGAAAGCTTTAGCGAAAAACAAAAAGAAGATTTTATTGCGATGACAGATGATTTACTTAATGCTTATGAGAATAGCAAAAAAGGCGTTACAGTTCCAGGACCTGTAGAAGGTGGCACAAATGGAAAATGGAAATGGTACGTCGGGGGGCAAGAAAGTAGTGAAACTTATGACAGCAAAGAAGCCGCTACCCAAGCTTTAGTAGGTACTGGTAAAGGTAGATATTACGATGCTCAAGTTTATGATAGTGCGGTGGAATCAGCCACTGAAAGAACCTATGGAAAAGCGCCTATTGAGGATATTACTTTAGGAGCAGATGTTATTAAAGGAGACTTAAGTACAGATCTATATCCGGATGAAATATTTAACAGGGGAGATTTGGATGCTGGGAAAAGCGAAAGAGGAAATGTAATAGTAGATGGTAAAGATTATTATATGACCTTACAAGGTAAGGATGATAGTATTACTCAAATGGCGATTGAAAATGGACTAAATAGGGTTGGAAATATAATAAAGAAGAATGGTTCACAATATTTAATTTTAGATTCTTCCGATGGTAGCCCTGGAGCTTATAAGGTTAAAAGTGGAAATCTTCCTACTGATGGTTGGACACAATACAAAACCGGTGGTATGGCTGACTATACCGGTCCGGCTTGGCTTGATGGTACTCCTTCAAAACCAGAAGCTGTTCTTAATGCAACTGATACTCAAAATTTCATGTCTCTCACTAACATTTTATCAAGACTCTTCGGTTCATCTACCCCAAATACTAATACTCCTTCCGGTGATAATTATTATGATATAAACATTGATGTAGAAAGTATTAGTAATGATTATGACGTAGATAAACTTGCAAATAAAATTAAAGGCATTATACAAAAAGATTCAACATACCGCAACGTTAACACAATTAATCGTTTAAGGTAACTTAAACTATTAGATTATTTAAATAAAAAATTTACTTAATTATAACGAGATGGGTGGCTACTTATGTAGTCACCCGTAATTAAGAGATAAAGGAGGAAATAAATGGCAGGGGATATAAATGAAATATATACTGGAAGTCCAAATAATGGAGAGTGGCGCGGTAGTTATTTAGGGTTTACTTTTAATGGTGTACACTCTTCTGGTTTAGGTATCGTTAGAACTAGTTCTGGAAGTCGTTATAGTGATGACTTACTACCAATGACCACAGATAAAACTGTAGAGGTACCCGGAGGAGACGGGACTTATTATTTTGGTTCATACTATACTCAAAGACAATTTACAATAGATTTTGCTTTTGATCGCTTAACTGATTTGCAGTTAAGAAATTTGAGACGCTATTTAGGCGATAAAAAAATTCATGATTTAATATTTGATGAAACACCGTATAAAGTTTATAGTGCAAAAGTAACCGGCAGTAGTTCAGTTAAACATTTATGTTTTGATATAGATGGCGGTCAACGAATATTTAAAGGCGAGGGAAGTATTCAGTTTACTTGCTTTTTTCCGTTCGCGCGAAGTAGATATAAATACTTAGATAGTTATACTTTAGAAAATATCCTTGAGTGGGATAACGATACAGATTTAATTAATATTGAAGAATGGCGCGTTGCGAGTGGTATTGAGAATCAAGGAATCAATGATATGATTTATGAAGACGCAATAGAAAAATTAATAACCGATGTAGATTTAATTACTACTGCCTCTGGAGATCTTTTTACGGACGACTTAGAGCCAAACCCACCTGCAATCGAAGGGGGATATATTGTTTTAGAAAGTGAAGTCACTGAACTTGGAAGTTCACCAAGTACTTTGTTTGCTGAATTAGGGGCTTGGTTCACAAGCGAACTTGGAGAAGCAATAGGAATTCAAGAAGCAAATAGCTATCTTGTGGCTCATCCAGGTATCCTTCCTGTAATCGAAGGTAATTCAACTTATTTTATTATTTATAATGCCGGAGATTTACCTACCGACTGGACACTAAAAATAGATGGATTAGTTCAAGGCAACCTCAAGTATATTTCTAGTTGCGTCCTCGGTACATATAGAGGCGGCGGACTTTTAATCATAGATAAGTTCTTTTTGAATGAAGGAGATAGCTATGTTATTATAAATTCTAAAACTCATATGATAGAAGGATATACAGCAGAAGATGTTAAGAGTGGCAATATCTATAATGCCGCTGTTATACTTGGAGATTATTTTAAAATTCAAACGGGGAAAGATAGATTTTTGATAATTGGGACTAATATGGAAGGAAATGTTCTTTCGCACGAATATGAGATAAACTATGATTACCTATATTTTTAAGGAGATGAAATGAGTATGTTAGAGAAAAAGCCATATGAAATTTCCGTATGGAAAGATTTCAATGATGGTGGAACTTTTATAGAGCAAAGGGTCGCTATTATTGGTAGCGACAAAATGACTACACTAAATAGAGCAGTTAATTCAAAATTAGTTTCAAATATTAATGGAACGAATACAATGACTTTTGATTTATATTATCGATACGAAGATAATGAAACTGGAGAGGAAGTAGATAATCCTTTTGTTAATTTTATTAATAATGAGACAAAGATTAAATTACATTTTAATGATAAATGGTATGATTTTATTGTTAAAAATATAATTAAAAATTCTTCTCAAAAGAGCTATACTTATGAATTAATTGACTTATATATTAATGAATTATCAAGAAATGGTTTTGAATTAGAATTTCAAGATGAATCAGAAAATAATATTGGAAGTATTAAGGATTTAGCCGAAAAAGTAATTGATGAAACAGCATGGGAAATAGATAGTGAATCTGACTTTATTTTCCAAACAGAAAAAGAAGCATTGTTTGAAATAACACTTACAAGTAATATTAATGCTTATAAATTAACAGAAAGTCAATTAAATGGAATTGAAAAAGCTAACATTGCAACTTCTTTTCCCGTCGATACTATTATTTATGGTTTCTATTCTTGCTGCGCGGGGCGCACTCCAAGGTTTCAGTTCGTCTACTCAAGTGATGGATATGAAACAGATGACTATAGAGTATTAACTAATGCCGAACAATATGTCATAGAAGACTGCGAATATAAAGATAATAATGATACTACTTATGGAGTTGGTGTTCCAACTTTTGCTAATAACACTATTGTTTTATCAATGGAATACAAAGCAAACAGATATGTATTTGCTCAAGAATATAAAATAGATAAAGTATTAAATAAAATAGTTAAAAAATATAAAAAAGATAATGTTACTTATTGGGGATATACTGAAACTATATATATAGCACCTAATTTAATTGAAAATTACGTTGCCAATAATACTGATTTTAAATCAACTGTTGGTTGGAGAGTTGGTTATATTGGAATCAAGGAACCAAATGATGTTTTCCCAACTATAAGTGCAATAGCGGTAAAAGACGGGGGTAATTATGTCGGCTCTGCTTTAAAAGCAGAGAACTTCGATACAAATGCAGACTTTGTTCCAGTTTTAGCAAATAATGGATTCCAAGCAAATAAAAGAAAGATAAAAAGAATAGAAAAAGGAGAAAAATTTGTTTGTTATTATAAATTAAAAAGTGGGATTCTTGGAAACGTTTTTGTTGCAAATGGAGCGGTTGATCCAAGTACCTTATATTATGATACTACTAATACTTATTTAACATTTACGAACGGTAGCGAAGTAGTTTCAGGAAGTTATAAATATCGAATAGCCGTGGCTTCTAATAGTATAAACGAGGAAACTTTTATAAATTCAAACTCTTTTAACATCCTTATAGGTGGAGAAGGTTCTTGTGAGATTCTCGATTTTCAAATTTTTAGATATTATGAGAATGATAGTTCAAGTCCAAATCCAAGTCCAATTTTACCTGGTCAACAAGATATTGAAGTTAAAGAAAATATTACTTATTATTATTATCCTGATGGAGATTATGAATCAAAAGAAGAAATAAACTTTATTACTTCTAAAAATGAACCGATACCAGCCTATATTCCTGAAATGGTTAGCGGCTGTGGAAAAATTCGGTCAATTAAAGTTTCTAATTCTAATCGATTTAATATTCTACAAGAACTCTGCGAAACATTTGAATGTTGGATGGAGTTTAATATAGAACATGATTATTCTGGTCAAATACTTAGTAAAAAAATAAAAATAAAACGATTAGTTGGCAGAGATAACCCAGTTGGGTTTATTTATGGTATTAATGAAAAAGGAATTCAAAGAACTTCTGATTCTAAAGAAATCACAACTAAATTAATTGTTCAACCTAATTCTAATGAGTTCGCGCCGGGTGGTTTTAGTAGTATCGCGCAAGCAACTGCTAATCATACTGGAGAGAATGTAATATATAATTTTGATTATTATATTAATAAAGAACAAATAGATGCGGCAGAACTTCAAAAAGACTTATATTTAACAACAAATCCTTATTTAGGATATTATACAAAACTTAATACCTTTAATAGAGAACTGCGTACGATTGCTGAAAAATTATCTCAAATAAGTGTTCCTTTAGTTACAGCAGAATCAAATATTAGTCTTTATAAAACACAAATGGAGGCAGCAAAGGAAGAGTTAGGAAATGTTTCTGATTATTTATTAAGAAATTATGGTGTAAATTTTTATGACCTTAATGATGATAAAAACTTATTTGATGTTGAATATTTTGTTGACTTAATGGATAATTATAGTCTTATAGACGGTAATTTAATTATTAACTCATCCGATGATAGGGCTTGGGATACCGTGCCATTAGTTGTTACCGTTGAACCAAATACAAAATATACAATTTCGGTTACAAACGCTTGTCAGATTTCAATAGGCAATACACTTGCACATTTTGCGGACTCGGTTTCAGACGTTACATCATTTACATTCACTGCACCAAGTACGGGCAAACTAACATTTAAATTTCTAAGTTCCACCTATTCATTTAATATGGGTAAAGTACAACTTGAAAAAGGTGAAGTTTCTACAGATTATGTTGAATATGAAGAAACCGCTAAATTGTTAGAAAAAGAAAATGTATTAAAAAAACTTGAGGAAGGACGCATTTATCTTGGAGTATCTATTTCAGCCACTGCTAAATTATCAGATGCTCAAGACATTCTTCCGTCTTACCAGGGACAATATGATAATCTATTATTAGCTTTAGAAACTCAAAAAGGACTAAAGAATGCACTTAATAAATCTTTCTTCCAAAAATATTCTCGTTTTATTCAAGAGGGAACTTGGATAGATGAAAAATATACAGACCATGAATTATATTATTATGATGCCTTGTCAATTGCCTATGAATCAAGTATTCCTAAGGTAGGATATACAATAGAAGTTATTGATGTGTCTCCACTTGATGGATATGAAGGATTTAACTTTAAAATTGGAGACAGAAGTTATATCGAAGATCCAGAGTTCTTTGGATATAGAATAGACGAGTCAAATGGTTTTGAAGTAAAATCACCAGTGCGCGAGCCTGTTAATGTTACTGAAATGACAATCGTTTTAGAAAATCCCGAACAAAATACAATTACTGTACAAAACTATAAAACTAGCTTTGAGTCTTTATTCCAAAAAATTACTGCCACCGTTCAACAAGTACAATTTGCGACCGGTGCTTATGAAAAGGCTTCCGCGCTTGCTGAAGCAGATACATCATATAAATTAAGTTTCTTACAAGATGCTCTTAACAGTGCAGCAATGGTCTTATCCAATCAAGGCGAACAAAGTGTTACTTGGGGAAAAGATGGTATTGTTATTACAGATTCTGCCAATGCTAGTAAAAAGTTAAGATTAGTTAGTGGTGGTATATTACTTACAGAAGACGGTGGCGCGACTTGGAGTTTAGGCATGACAGCAGATGGAGTTAACGCTAATAAGATTACTGCTGGACAAGTCGATACTTCATTAATACAAATTATGAACGGCAACGAGCCAACCTTTAGATGGGATGCTTATGGGATTACTGCATATGACTTTGATATGAGTGCAGATAATCCAACTTATTTAAATGGTTTAAATACTGATAAAGGTGTTAGGTTTGATAGGTTTGGTATTTATGGATTTAAAGATAAAGACGGCGCGAGTTGGCATCCTAGTACTATTGAAGACATTCGAGAAAATTCTTTATTTTCATTAACTTGGGATGGATTGTTTTTAAAACTTGGTAATGCTATTTATGGAACTAATGGTTCTGATCTTTCAGAACTTAGTGAAAAAATTACTCATACTTCAAAGGCTATGTTAGGTAAAGTAGATGACTATATATATAATGGTTGGAATAGTGGTGGAATTCCTATTTATACAATAGGGGCCGGAACACCAGAATTTGTAAAAATTTTTGCTGTTGGTAACGATAGTCAAGAATTAGTTATTTATGATGATGGTACTTTAGTTGCTAATAATATAAAATTGACTGGTGGTATAGAATGGACAAGTGCTTCTTCTCCTTCAAAATCAGTTTATGGAAGAAGTGATTATACTAAACCTTTAGATGGTACTCTTTATTCGACTTTTGATGATAGTAATACTACTGATTGGCATAAAGTTTGGAATTCTGATAATGATATTTATTATTGTCATACTGATAATGGTGGTGCAACTTGGGAAGGACCTTTCTTGCTCACTGGAAAAAGTATTGTTAATACAGTAATAGAATATCAAACAAATACTTCAGGAACAATAGTTCCAGAAGGAGAATGGTTAATTACTATTCCTGCTGTTAATGCAGATGAATTCTTATGGACACGAACAATCTTCAATTATAGTGATGGAAATTCAAGTATAGCATATTCAGTTAGCAAAATGGGTGCTGATGGTAGTGATGGTAATGATGGTCAAGATGGTCAAGATGGTATAGGTATTACTAGTACAGTAATAGAATATAAAGATAGTACTTCAGGAGTAATAGTTCCAACAAGTGGTTGGTCAACTACAATTCCAGATGTTGACCCAAATGAATTTTTATGGACAAAAACAACTTTCAATTATAGTGATGAGAGTTCAACTGTTGCATATTCAGTTAGCAAAATGGGTGCTGATGGTAATGATGGTCAAGATGGTCAAGATGGTATTTCTACAGAAATTATTTCAATTTATCACTTAAGTACAAGTTCAATTAGTGTCCCTTATTATGTTGCTAGTTATGATACTAATATAAGTAGTCACAATTGGACAATTGGAAAAGAAGATCTAGATGCTACTAATAAATATGGTTTTAAATTAGACTATATAAAAACAACTAATCCAAGTGAAACAGAGCCTACTTATACTCGACTTAACGAAGATCCTCCTCAAATTTATGATACAAATGACGCTTCTGGAGATTATAATTATATTAGACAATTAAACACTTTTAATGAATTAACCAAATATGGAGAACAAGAAGTTTATAAATATGATGGCAGCAATCTTTACATTAACGCAAGTTTTATTAATACTGGAATTTTAACAATAAAGAATGGACTTGATGAAATATTTTTGGCAAATGTAGACGCTGGAATAATTCAATTAAATAGTACTGATTATATTGCAGGAACTTCAAATTTTTCTGATAGTGGTTCAATTATTCATATAGATACTAATGGATTATATATAAAAAGTGAGAATTTTGCAGTAGATTCAAGTGGTAATGCTTATTTTAAAGGTAATATAAATGCTTTGAGTGGAACAATAGGTTCTGGAGAAAATAGTTGGAATATCGGAACTTCGGGATTGTATTATGGAATCAGTTCATTAGCAGATGCGACTTTTATAGATGGAATGTACGTAGGAATTGATGGATTTAGAAATCAAAAAACATATTCATATACATACGATACAGGAACTGTTGAT